CAGCAGTCTCAATTGCCGACTTGCGCTGGTCAATGTCGATGTTTGAGATAGTCTCTGCTGTCTTGGCTTTCGTTTCTTCAGAACGTGCCAAGGTGTATTCAGTGTTAGCCTGTGCTTGGATAGCTTGAGCCTGTGACTTAGCGGCTTCAGCAAGCAAGTAAGTGGTCTGTGCGTCTTGCTGCACGTTCGCTTGCGCTTCCATCATCTGCTGCTGTTCTTCTTCCGTTGGCTGCACAACGCCCATCTGGACTAGTTGCTTGCGGAAGTATTCCTTGATGTCCCCAATGCCTTCGCCTTCCATGTTCATGATGGCCATAGCTTGCAGGACTTGCTGGGTTGTCGGGTCAGTGGTGACTTGCATCATGCCTGTAAGCGCACGCACAGTAGCGTCACGGCGGCTGGATGAAGATGGGCCAACGTCAACAGCGACATCAAACAAGGCATCGCCCAGGTTGTTCTCGTAAATCAGTTCGCCTGTTTCTTCGTCGATCTGTGGCTTCATCAGTTCGATTGAACCAACTTCTTCCATAGCGCCGACAGTCTTCATCTTGCGCTTTTCTTCGACGTAAATGTCTTTGGCCATCGATAGCCATATCTCACCGCAGCGACGCACAGACTTGGCCATATTGCTCATGTAGATGAACGTCTGCATATCCAAGCGGGTCTGGATTAGCTCAACAGCCTTGCCGCTGATGCCGCTGACCATCTTGTCGGCTTGCTGGTTGTTACCCAGTATCTCAGCCATGTCTTGCTCAGTGATCTGAAGCAGTGCTGCCATCGCTGGTGGAATCGCTGCTGACTTGGTGTAAGCAACTGGGCCAGCAGCTTGAGTCTCGCCGTTTGGCCCTGTGATTGGGTTGACCAACAGATATGGATAGTTGCGGAGGTTGTCCTCTGCCCACATTATCTGATGGCCTGAGACTTGTTCAGGTAGCAAGATTGGCTTTTCAATGGACGAAAGCGCACTGATTTCACCCAGCTTCGATAGCTGCATATTCTTCAGGCGCTGCGGGTCTTTGGCTAGGCGCACATGGCCCATGCAACGCTCGACGTTATCAACGAACCAACGCTTGCCGTAAACAGGAACGATAGGAATGTTCTTGCCAGCGATGTAGCCCTGATCGTCAAGGATGCCGCCGCCGCTCATGATATACTTGTGAACGCGCTTACGCTTCACGCGCTTCTGGCGCACTTCAACAGTTCCAACAGCAGCCAGTGTTTCTTCCAGCGTTTCGTCTGCATCAAAGTCTGCTTGCGTGTAGCGTTCTTCTTCACCTTGGATGGTTAGAAAGATGCGGACAGTCTCGCGGGTTTCTTCAACGCGGTAGTATTCAGCGACAAACACAACGTCAGGCGTATCCCAGTCGAACTCATACTGGTGAACTTCTTTAGGCCATGTCGTTGGGTCATCATTCCATTCAGCTTTGTAAGCGTCATAGGTCATGGAATACAGAACGAAGCAATACTTTGCGTCGGCTTTGTCCTGGCGCTTTGCATCCAGATCGAAGAACACAGAGCTATCAGCGTCATAGATTGGTTCTATGCGGATGCGCTGGCGTTCATCTTCGTCGTTCTCATCATCTTCGTATGCAGTGCGTAAACGCCAAGCGCCATAGCCACCGCCTACAGCTTCTTCAAAAGCGTTGTCGTATGCTTCTTCTGCGCCGCTGTCCCGTTCATCTGCACGATAGAGACCATTGCAGACTTCGGTCAGCTTGTCGTTTGCTTCGCCATCTTTGCTTACAAAGTCTACAGCGATGCGGTTGTTGCGGTATTCGTTGATGATACGAATGACGCTAAGGTGAATCTTGTTTACCTCGAAGCGTGGTTTGTTTTCGTATTGCTCACCTAATGGGCCTTCCCACTGTGCGCCAGCGATTGAATAGAAGCGTCTGTCCTGAAGGCACTGCAGGCGCTCATCACGGACTGAGGATTGAACACGATCGAACTCTGTCAACGCCTGTTGATGGATGTTCTGGAACCTTTGTTCTTTATTCAGTCGAGCCATTTACCATTTACTCACAGTTGCCAAAGGTTGAACATCGAAAGCCTTTGGTGGGACTGCTCGACGTATGGCCTCGCACGCATAACGTAGCGCGTCTATAAGGTGATTATCACGATCAGCAAGGATTGGCAAGATAGTGCCTGTCAAGGGGTCAGTTTTGTAACTGTAGCACGTTAATTCGTCAATCGTGTGCTGGCAGCGCGGATGGACAACGATGTCGTATGACTTCAACCATTCAACGCCTTCCTCTACAGACTTAGGCCCTTTTACTGCAGCCATAATCTTTGGAAAGCCATGTTTTCTCATGTGGCTGATTGTTTCAGGTCTGGCGCTATCAGCAACGATGGGCCACTTCTCCGACTCCGGCACGGTGAAGAACAGGTCAGGCGTGTCCATGATCTCACAGCCTACACGATACGCTTCGTGATCGACATAGATTGTGCGGCCAACAACATGGCAGCGGATTAGAACAGTCGGGTCAGATGCAAATCCCCAGTCAGCGCCAAAGCGATGTGTTGTGTCCTCTGGCGTTTCAAAGTCCTCTATCTTCCAGTTGCGGAATACACGCGCTTCGCTGTTCGATGCGTAGCTTCCCAACCAAACGTGCTTGTATTTGTCAGGGTCACGCTCTCGATCGTATTCCATCTCCGCTTTAAGCACATCAGGGAACCAAGGATTGTCTCGATAGTTTACCTGTGCAACCACAGCATCAGGTGGTGGCGTTTCACCACGCAGCAACATATCGATCGGGTCACTGCTGTTCAGCGGGTTCCATGTAAACCACAGTTCGCTGTCTGGCTTACGGATTGTCGGACGCAATAGATCGAGCGAGCGTTGCGATAGTGTCTGAGCTTCTTCTACCCAAGCGCAGTCGTAACCTTCCAGCGACTTGATGGAGTCAGCGGTGTGGTTCTGCATCCCCTGGAAGATGATTAGGCCATCGCCATGCCGTGACTTAATCTGGGTTTCTTGAACCTCAAAGTAATCCTGCACACCAAGCTGCTCAATCTTTAGCTCCAGCAAACGCTTGACCGACTGCGACAGCGACTTCTGTATTTCACGAACGCAAACTGTTCTGCGCCGCTGATCCATAACGTGCGCTTCTATAACCATTTCCGCAAAGGCATGGCTCTTACCTGAACCACGCCCACCATGTGCGCCTTTATAGCGGCTAGGCTTTAGGAATGGCTTGAACCAGCGCGGTGTTTTAATCTTCAGCGTTGTCATCGATCACTTCGCGTTGGATGCGCTGAATCATGCTGCCAGTGATACTAAGCTTCGTCGGCTCGTTAAACCCATGCATTACGTTTAGCTCTTTAACGGCTGCTGTCATGCCTGTTGATGTCTTTGCATCCTGAGCAATCCGATACGCTTGTATCAACCCTTTGACAGACATTTCGCGTGTCCATAATTGCTTTTCGACCACCTGAGATTTTAATTCATCAACCCTTATAGCAACCTTAGGGTTTTTCATTAGGTTGGATGCTTGCACATAAATGCTGGCGTCAGAAGCAGTCTTAGCGTCATAAGCCATTCGATAAGCGTCTGCTTGCCCTAAGCCATCAGCGATGCCCTGAGCGAATGCTTCCTGCTTTGCGGTTAGCTTTACATCAGCCATCGAATGCCTCACCTGTCTCTGCGTGAATAGCCTTCTGTCCAGTGAAGTCCTGCCAACGTTTAACGATTACATCGACGTATTTTGGATCAAGCTCAATTCCATATCCAATCTTGCCTAACTTCTCAGCAGCAATAATTGTTGTGCCAGTTCCACAGAAGCAATCAACGACACCTCTGCTGCGATTCATAATATCACCAATCACAAATTCTGGCAAATGCACTGGAAACGTTGCACCATGTATTTTGGCAAATTCATTATTTCGTTGCGGAGGTGCGGAATAAACATTTGACCATTTCCCCTGCCATGATGCGTATGGGATGGAACGAGATGCATTTTCCTTCGATGAAAACAGAAAAATCCATTCATATCGAGATGACATTACTCCTGCCGCCATTTGTGGCGCAGCATGACCTTTGTCCCATGTAATTATGTCAATCATGTGAGATGAATGGTCAGCCATAAACTTCATCAATGGACGCTTCGATTTGGCAAGCGGCTGCAGATTAAATGCGACAACATCGCAATGCGACATCCCACACGAAAGAGCACCCTCAATCAAATCAATATATTCGCCTGCGGATGCATTATCCTCATATGTTGAATATGCAGAAGATGCATTTTTCATTGAAGAGTTGCCACTTAGCTTGATAGAATCACCAAGATTATATGGTGGTGAAGAAAATGTAATTACACCATCTTCAATATTAAGCTTATTCCAATCGTCAATGTTAGTCGCATCACCACACACAACGCGATGACGCCCAAGCACCCAAACGTCACCCAAAACAGTCTTAGGCGTTACAGGCGATTCAGGAACAGCGTCCTCGTCGGTCAGCCCTACAGTTGGTTCTGGCTCCAGCAATCCATCAAGGAACTTTTCATCAAAGCCCAACAGGTCTAGGTTAAAGTCCTCAAGGCTTAAGTCTTCAATCTCTGCCTTCAGCATATTCATATCCCACCCTGCGTTTAGGGCAAGCTGGTTGTCTGCTATCACTAAGGCGCGTTGCTGGGCTTTTGTCAGATGGTCAAGGATAATTGCTGGCACTTCTTCCATGCCAAGCTTTCTTGCTGCCAGTAGGCGTCCATGTCCTGCAATGATCGTGTTATCGTCATCTATCAGGATTGGGTTAGTCCAGCCGAACTCTTTTATGCTGGCTGCTATCTGGGCCACCTGTGCATCGCTGTGCGTGCGGCTGTTGGCGGCGTATGGAATTAAGTCTGCGACTAGGCGCGTTTCAATCTTCGGTGTCATCTCAGCTTCCAATAAGGTCTGGTGAAAACCTTCTAGAGCATCTTAGTCACTGTGTCCATATTCCAACTCAATAAGCTTTGACAGATAGTGCTGTGCCTTCATCAAATCCTCAATCCCGTTCTTGTCACGATAGCGTGCCAAGTACTTTATGCAGTTCCCTTGCAGAAATCCTGAGAAAGCTTCTGCCGACATCCACGCCTCCATTGCTTGCCAGGGCTGAACGCTCTTGGATGCGTAATGATCTCCGCCTACTTGATGTGAATTAATATCCTGCATCAATATCATCCTCCTCGTCGTAACCAAACGGATCATAGCCCTTTAGCATTGCATCAACTGCAACCATGATAGGCCCAGTGATACGCACCTTGCCAGCTTCCATCTTGCGAATGGTTGTGCCGCCATTGTCAGGCGATAGGCGGAGAGCGTCCGCCATCTCGTTTACGCTGTAGCCCATGTAGGCTCTGGCTAGTTTAAGCTTTGCTGGCGTCATGCTTCTTCCATCTCTGCTGCCGCTGCCATCTTCTGCAACGAATGCACAATGGTGCTATGGTCGCGGTGCATAATCCGTCCAATCTCAGTGGT